CCTTCGAGTTCGCGCGGCAGATGATGTGCCAGCCGCGCACGCTGTCGGACACGAAGTTCCAGGAAGACTGGATTCGCACCTGCATCCGCAACGGCGTGGGCCTGAAGCCCGTTCGATCACTCGACGAGCTCTTGAACGACCCGCAGTGGGTGCACGTTCTGACCGGCATCAGCGTCGAGGATATCGAGGCGCGCGACACGCATCGTCGCGCACAGCTTCTGCGCGACCCAGCGTGGCGCGAGGAGCACGCGGACATGTTGCACGAGGAGCTGCGCCAGGCTGCGGACGCGGCGGTGCGGCTGCAAGCCGGCGACGAACGTCCGCGTTTCCGGCTCTACACGGGGGTTGACCTGGCGGTGGGGCGTGAGAGCGGGCACGAGTCCGTGCTCTTCACGGTGGCGCAATGCGCTGACGGTAAGCGTCGTCCAGTCGAGATCGTGGCTGGACGGTGGCCCGGTCCCGAGATCATCGAGCGGATCGTCGACGTTCATGACCGCTACGGTAGCGTGGTCATCTGCGAGGACAACGCGGCGCAGACCTACATCATCCAGTTCGCGCGGGAGAGAGACTCGAGCGTGCCGATCATCCCGTTCACGACCGGCGCAGCGAAGCTCCACCCCGAGATGGGCGTGGAGTCGATCGCAGCCGAGTTCGCCGCGGGGAAGTGGGGCATCCCGAACATCAACGGGAAGCTCGCACCGGAGTTCGACAAGTGGGTGCGGGATCTCATGTTCTACGACCCGCATGAGCACACGCCGGACCGGATCATGGCGAGCTGGTTCGTGCGCGACGTGATCCGACGCACCGAGCGCAGGCCTGCGACGGTGGGCGTTCGTGTGATAGGCTGATCGCGGAGGGCATGGCGATGAGCGGCGTGCGTAGGTGGCCGGTGCGGATGTTCGAGGTCGCGCGACCAGTCGTGCAACCCGTGGGCCGGGCAACCGTCGTGCGGCACCCTCCTGGTTCTCCGCGACCGCTGCCAAGCGCGGATGTTGCCGCGCGCGACGTCGACGCAGCGATTGCGTCCGTCCGCACGCTCGTCGCGTCGCACGGACGCGAGCTGCGGTCCATCAGCATCTGCCAGGACGGCGCAGTTTCGTGCGTCGTCTACGCGAAGGAGTAGCGTCGTGCCTGATCCGGCGATGCTCGAAGTCCACGACGACAACCGGGTGGTCGTTCTCAAGGCGACCGTGATCGGCGCGGAGGTTGACGCGCCCACCGCGGTGCAGACGACGGACGAGGACCGCGAGTTCTACCAGCGCACGAACACGGTGCCGCCCCCGTACTCGCCTGATCGCCTTTTGCAGATCATCGAGAACTCGTCGTGCCTCCCGCAGAACATCGAGGCCTACGTCACGAACATCGACGGGCTCGGCCACCGCCTTGAACCGGTGGTGGACCTCGACTCGGACGAGGCGCGCGAGCACGTGCGCGAGGCGATGTGGATCGACCGTGTCGACCAGCACGTTGGCACGGACGCAGCTACGGATGCACGACCGACCGACAGCGAGTACGACGTCGAGTCGCCGTCGGATGAGGAGGTCGACGCGCTCGTCGCGCGTCTCAAGCGTGCGGCCCGCGTGGAACGTGCGCGCCTTACGACGTTCATCGATTTCGCCAACCCGAACGGGTCGTTCACGCAGCTGCGGCGCGAGACACGCGGCGACATCGAGTCGGTCGGTAACGCGTACTGGGAGGTGTTGCGCGATGCGCGCGGTCGGGTTGCGCGGCTCGTGCGCGTACCGCCGAGCACGATGCGGATCACCGCGCTCGAGAAGACGCCCGTCGAGGTCGAGGACCGCGTGCCTGTCGGGCTCACGCGATGGGAGACGCTCAAGCAGCATCGATTCTTCCGGCGCTTCGTGCAGGTCACCGAAGGCACTTCGCGGTCGGTGGTGTGGTTCAAGCAGTTCGGCGATCCGCGCGTCGTCTCGCGCGTGACCGGTGCGGTCTACAAGGACGACGCTGCGCTCAAGTCGGCGGAGCCGCTTGGGTCTGCCGCGAACGAGATGATCCACTTCACCATCGGGCGTGGTGGCGGCGGCTACGGCATTCCACGCTGGATCGGTGTGCTGCTCGCGGTGCTTGGTACCCGCGCGGCCGAGGACGTGAACTACGCCTACTTCGACAACAAGGGTGTGCCGCCTCTCGCGCTGCTCGTGTCTGGCGGACGGCTCGCTGCGGAGTCCGTCGAGAAGATCACCGGGTTCGTCGAGAACAACCTGAAGGGGCGCGCGAACTTCCACAAGATCCTCGTGATCGAAGCTGCCCCAGCCGAGGGCGACCTGCCAGGCAATGGACAGACGGCGCAGCTCAAGTTCGAACGGCTCGTGGACGCACAGCAGGGCGACGCGCTGTTCCTCAACTACGACGAGCGCAACGCAGACAAGGTTGGGTCGGCCTTCCGGCTTCCGCGGCTCCTGCGTGGCGACGTGAAGGACATCAACCGCTCGACCGCGCTCGCTTCGCTGCGCTTCGCAGACGACCAGGTCTTCGAGCCCGAGCGGATGGAGTTCGACGGGTGGATGAACCGCGTGCTCCTGCCCGTGCTCGGCGTGCGTCTGTGGCGCTTCCGCTCGCTCGCGTTGCGCACGCGCGACCCGGAGACGATGGCCAACGTCGTCGCGCAGATGAACACGGCCGGCGCGATCGTGCCGAACGAGTCGCGCGAGATCATGGCGGACGCGCTCGGGCGTGAGCTCCCTCCGATCGACCAGGAGTGGGCGCGCCAGCCGGCGCAGTTCACGCTCGCCGGGTACCGTCCGTTCAGCGGGGACGAGATGGGCACGGAAGAGGTCACGCCGGCCGGCGCCGGCGCCGTGGGGGTGAGCCCGGTCGAGGGCGCCGCGGGGGGCGAGCTGCGAACGCTCATGGCCGACGCGTTGCGCGCGGCTCGCGGGCGCGAGGGTGTGGTGGCGGCGGCGCGCACGCGCGCGCTGGCGCAGGACGACGGCGCCGCGAGGCGCGACGAGGTGGACGACGATGGCGGCTCCCACGAAGCGTAGGCTCTACGGGCCCAGCGGCTGGGCCACGGTGCGCAGTGCGATCGCGCAGACGGACGCGGCGGACTGGACGCCCGCTGCGTTGCAGGACCCCGACAGCGTCATCCTCGACGCGCGCGAGTGGACGAACGTCCGCCTCGTATCGAACCGCACGGCAACGGTGCAGGTCCTCTTCCACCGTCGGAACGCGGACGGCTCGTACACCTGGGTGCAGGTCGCCGAGCACAACGTCACCGCGACGGGTCCGGCGATCGTCACCGTCGACGGACACCACGTGGCGTTCCGCGTGTCGGCCGTCGTGCTCGGGCAGGGCGAGACGCTCGACCTGCGCGTGACGGGCGGCGCGGCCATCCCCACCGACCAGCTGGCGTAGCCGTGCTCGTCATCGGGCCGCCCTGGCGCGCGATCGACGCGGCGCCTACGCCCGCCATCATGGCGGGCGACCCTCCCGTGCTCGCGGCTGAGCGCGCGTGGGCAGCGATGTCGCCGGCCCTTGGCGTGCTCGAGCGCGCGGGTTCCCGGATGGAGGCGGACGCCCGCGCGATCCGGTTGGCCGCACACGGCGACGGCGTCGCGCTCGTGATGAAGGGCGCGTTGCACCTGCGGTCGGGCGCGTGGCTTTGGCCAGCAGAGATCGAGCGCGTCGAGCTCGACAAGGCCGCGAACCCGTTGAAGCGCACGGACCTGGTGATGCTCGTCGACAAGCTGCACCGGCAGCTTGCAGGCGGTGCGCGTGCAGCGGAACGACAGGCGCTCGCGGACGCGGCGAAGTTCCTCCGTGCGGACTGGCCGAAGATGCCGGTGGCGCAAGCGGACCGTCTGATCGCTCGCGTGCGCGGCGTGCTCGCGGCGATCCCAAAGCGGTCCGCGCTCTCGACCGTGTTGCGCGAACGCGTGCCGGAGTTCGCAGTGCGCGTCGCCGAGAGCACCCGCGGTGCGATGAAGCTCCCGATCCAGAGCTCGCTGGCCGCGTCCGACCGCAACGTCGTGCGGCGGATTATGCGCACGAACACGGTGTTCGTGACGGACGAGTACGGGAAGCGTGCGGATCGATGGGCGTCCGAGGCCAGGCGGATCATCGCGCGTGGAACGGACCGCGGGCTTGGGAGGGACGTCGTCGCGCGCGACCTGCAGGAGGCGTTGGGCAACCGCGTGACGGGGCGGACGGACCACTACTTCTGGTCTGTTGCGGCTGCGGCAACGTCGCGGGCGCGCAGCTTCGGGCAGACGACGGGGTACGTGGACGCGGGGTTCGGCGCGTACCAGTGGTCGACCACCGGTGACGAGCAGGTGTGCCCGGTGTGCCGCGCGCTCGACGGATCGGTGTTCTCGGTGCAGCGCGCCGTAGAGCAGTTCGCGCGTGCGGATGACACGGAAGACTCGGAGGCCGCGGTCAACGTCGACCCGTGGTACGCGGTCCAGGACGGCGTCTTGTACGAGCGTCATCGGGCGCAGGGTGGCGGCGGAGTGCGTGGGCCACGGATGGCATCGGTGAACGACGGGTCCGCGGTCTTCGGAGACGACATGGGCACGACGCCAATGCCGCCCGCACATGCCGGGTGTCGGTGTACGACGATCCCGGTCGAGAACGAGTGATTAGGCGGTAGATGTGCCGACGCCGCGGGATGCGGTACGATGCCGCCGCACCGAAGCTCATTCTGTTGAGGAGGCGACCGGCAAGATGAATCCCATCGACGCACTCGTGGCGGCGGCGTCCGCGGCCGAGCAGCTCATGCCCGATGAGGTGGTGATCGAGAAGGCCATCTGGGGCTCGTCCGCTGGCAAGAAGCACCTGGCGAAGCGCATCGTCGACGAGATGCCGGAGCACCGCATCTACGTGGAGCCGTTCGCGGGCGGCGCGCAGGTGCTGTTCGCGAAGGACGCGTCCGAGGTCGAAGTCGTGAACGACCTCGACCCGGACATCGCGTTCGCGTTCAAGTTCGCGAAGGGCGTCACGCCCGATCAGCTCGCCGAGCTCCGTCGACGGAAGTGGGTCGGCGACAAGGAGCACTTCCTCAAGCTGCGGGACTCGAAGCCCGAAGGCGACGTCGACCGGTTCTACCGGTTCGCGTACCTGAGCCGGTTCTCGTTCAACACGCTGCGACGCGGCACGATGCCGGAGGCCAACGTCGGAGCCAACTCGCGGTTCGTCGACAAGCTCGAGCAGTGGGCGCCGCGCCTCAAGAAGATCCGTGTGCGGTGCGACGACTACGCGAAGGTGCTCGAGGAGTTCGACGGGCCGGACACGTTCTTCTTCCTCGACCCTCCGTACGCCGGGTACAACGCCGGCGTGGGGGGTAGCGGGCGCGCGGACCACAAGGAGTGGGACGAGGCGCGTTTCGGCAAGATCATCCGCGGGCTCAAGGGCAAGTTCCTCGTCACGTACGGCACGCGCGGAGACCCGGATCTCTTCAAGGGCCTGCACGTGCGCAAGTGGCGGCACATGTCCGGGGTGGGTTCCGGGCCCGGACGCGGCCAGACGCTTGGCACCACGATCATCGCGACGAACTACGACTCGACGACTGCCAAGCGGTTCGTCGTCGAGAAGACGGTGTTCGGATCGCCCGCGGGTAAGAAGCGGCTCGCGGTGCGCCTGGCCGGCATGCTGCCCGCGCACAAGACGTACGTGGAGCCGTTCGCGGGGAGCGCGGCCGTCTTCTTCGCGACGGAGCCGTGCGGCGTCGAGGTGCTGAACGACGCCGACCCCGACATCGCGCGGGCGTACAAGACCATCCAGAAGCTCACCGCCGCGGACATCGACAAGCTGCGCAAGATGGACTGGACCGGCAACGTCGACCGGTTCAAGAAGCTGTACGACTCGAAGCCCGAAGGCGACGTCGAGTGGCTCCACAAGGTCCTGTACGTCGCGCACTTCTCGTACGGCCGGCTGCGTGGTCGCTCGTTCTCGCCGGCGAGCGACGGTGTCGTCGCGAAGACGGTCGACCGCATCGCGGAGTTCGCGCCGCGCCTCAAGAACGCGC